AATGTGGGAACAGTTAATATTCGCACAGATGTGGACTTTACAATCACTGGCAATTCTGTTACTAGTAGTTTAGGTAATTTACAAGGCACCTTCTGGAGTCAAGTAGATGACTCAAACAGCGGAATAAGTTGGACGGAAGTTCATAAAGCTGCATAAAAAAAGTTTTGACAAACTTTAAAATAATCATTAAATTTTAAATTAGGAGATTAAATGGCATCAACATTTTCGACAGGTTTAAGAATAGAACTACAAACTACAGGAGAAAATTCTGGAACTTGGGGTACTATTACAAACAATAACTTTTCTCAAGTATTTGAATTTGCTATTGCTGGTGTTTATGCAAAAACTCTTTCTGGAACAGGGCCTACAACTTTAACAAATAATGATGGACCACAAACTCAAGCTAACAATGAAGCTAGACAAAACCAAATAATTTTTTCTGGAACTATTTCTACTACTCACATAGTACAATTCCCGACTACACAAAAAACTTACGGACTTTATAACAACATAGCTGGAGGCGCTGACGTTACTGCAAGATTAGGCGCTACAGGGAACACTGTTACAATTAAAAATGGTAAGTACAGATTAGTTTCTTCAGACGGAACTAATTGGTATGACATATTTACATTAGCAGGACTAGGTGAAACTTGGCTTGACAAAGATAACGGAGACTCACCTTACACTTCATCAGCTGGAGAAAACATTTTTGTTGATACTTCTGGCGGAGCGGTAACAGTAAACTTACCTGCAAGTCCTTCTCAAGGTGATCAAGTAAAATTCATAGACTCCCATGGTACATTCGGTACCGCAAATTTAACGGTTGGAAGAAACAGTGAAAAAATACAGGGAGCGACTTCTGATCTAACAGTTTCAACTGATGGCGCTGGTTTTGCACTTGTGTATTATGATAGTGACAATGGTTGGAGATTAAAATATAACGACTAATTATGGCTAATTTACAAGATATAACAAATAGAAGTGAAGTAGGAACAATAAAACCTTGGCCTAAAGCTGCGGCTCCAGACGGTTATGTTTTATGTGATGGCGCTGCAATTTCAAGAACAACTTTTGCGGACTTATTTGCTGTTATAGGGACTACCTATGGAGCAGGTGACACTTCAACAACTTTTAATGTACCAAATTTAGCTGGAAAATTTCCACAAGGAAAAGATGGTAGTAACAGTCTAGCTGGAACAGGCGGTGCTAATACGGTCACTGTATCAGTAACTAACAACCAAGCTGCAACAAACGCAACCAACCAAACTGTTTCAATAACTGGTAATATTAGTAATACAACTTTAACAACAAACCAAATTCCCTCTCACAAACACAGAGGTTTTGATGGAGCTAGTGGTCCAAACCAAAGATCAGTTCAAGGAACTCGAAGAGACAATGGGCCAAACTTTGTAGAAATCATGGATAACCAAGGTGGAGGTGCAGCTCACAACCATGGTCACACTTTATCAGGAACCCTAACAGGTAATATTACAACAACACTAACAGGGGCAGTCACTGCTTCGGGGACAAATTCATTTTCTCCCTTCGTTGTTGTTAACTACATAATAAAACATTAGGAGAAAAAATGGCTACTAAAATTAATATTCTTGTCGGTGATCACATTCTTATAGATGGTCCTTCAAATAATGATGGAAGTTTTCACATTGATTGGGAGGATAAAGGAAAAAACTGGGACGCAAACTGGTGTCCTTCTGATTATCACGCTGTGATATGGTGTGATTATAGCCCTAAAGAAATTGAAAAAAAAGATCCAACAACTTTTCAAATGACAGAAAATATATCTCTAACAGACACATCAGATGCTGTTGGAACTACAACTGTAGCTAATTTGTTAACATGGGGTGAAACCAGAAAAGGTCAAATTCAACAAGCCATATCTGATTTTGTCGATGACGGTAATGGTCAAACAGGGACAAATTCAGAGGGTAAAAGTTGGAAAGATTACGATCCTAATTACTCATAATTATTGACACAAATTTACAAAACTGGGCAACATTTAATAATAGGTAAACTTGGAGACAAGTGGATTGATTCTACTTTCACTGCAGGAAGAACCATTGATGCTACCGGAACTCTAATAAACCCTACACCTAATGGAACTTACTACGTAAAAGTTTGGACTAATTGTGATAATTATGATGAAACCTATGAAGTTAAAAATAATCAAGAATTTAAAATAAAAAAAATTACAACAAATTTTTTTGAAACAACTAATATAAAAATTTGGGTAACTTGTTCTAAAGGTAATGAAGGAAAATGGAAATTAATGATTAACTACAGTCTCTTGTAAATTTTTGTTTGGACCATTTAGGTCAACATAATGTAAAAAAACCTGATGATGCCAATAACCTTCTGGTTGATTAAATACTGGTCGCCAATGTTCTATTTCACATCCCTTATAAATTACACCGTCGCCAGGTTTAATATTTACAGGCAAGTCACCCATGCACAGAGGCCAAATATAATCTTTGTCTTTATAAAAATATTTTAAAGTTATAGATGCGCTTACTTCACACTGTTCACGATCTTTGTGTTTTTTTAATTCTGATCCACCTAAATACACCCTTGTATATGCATACATGGGTTTTAATTTAAGTTTTGTTTCAGATTCCATACGAGGCAACAAATAATGAAGTAAATGATCAAATATTTCTGAATTTTTAGAATGTACTGAAAATGATAAAGGTGCTTGTGGATCTTTATTTACATAAAAATATTTGATACAGTAACTATTTAAAAACTCAATAATATCATTTGTAAGCATATTACTTACATATTTAAATTTATTTTTTTCTAACGTATCCATGTTATTATTGAGTGTCTATCACCGTTGGACACAGGTGTTACGGCATGAGGAAAACAAAAGTTACTTGGAAAAACGACTGCACTACCCTTTTGTTTGGTTATTTTATATTTTTCCTTAAAAAAAATAAAATCACCTCCATTATAATTATCATTTAAAATAAAAGACATACTTAAAACTCTTGGATTTAAATCATAGTGATCTACATGCATTTTATACTCTCCTTGTTCTATTCCTTTGTACAATAATCTTTGATACCCCGTATCTTCTGTATTTGATCCTGTAGTAAAATATTCAAAAGTGTCTGCATATGATTTTAAAACTTTACCGACAATATTAAATATTTCTTTTTCAAATTTTTTTTCTAACGGGTAAGTATAACATTTTCTATCTTCATTTAAAACTCCAGTGCCTGTTGTTGCTTTATTCATTTTTTCTAAATCTGTATAGTTTATTATATCATCGCATAAATTATCGCTTAACACATTTTCATATTTTTTAATGTATTGATGTAAACTCATTTAAAACTTTTCTTTGACCAAAAATATTTTTTATAACGGTCAACCCATTCACTACTTAAAATATTTATTGTTTTACTATGAAGTTTTTCTAGATAAAAACCTGACCACATTTTCCATGAATCTCTTTTAAAAGGTATTATTTGCACCATAGGTTCACCCTTTTTTATTAAAAATTGTTCATCTCTTTTATGCAAGATAAATGGAAAATTAATTACATTAATGTATGAATCAGTGTCAACAACACCAGAAATTATTTCAAATCTATTTTCTACTCTATTCATCGGTTTTATAAAAAGACAACTATAACCAGGTGGTGTTTTTATTAGCCATTTATTAATAAATTTACCGGCATTTTCTCCTGCATGATTTTTCCATTCTTTTGGTAGCTGCGTATTGTTATGGTAACCAAAATCGTCCTGATCTCTATTTGCAGGTGTAACTGAAAAATCAGACTCAACGGGATCAACAAGATAATCTTGATCAAATGGAATTATGTATCCAGCAGTCATAGAGTCTAAAAAAGGCATGCATGTTTTAAGAGTTGAATTGTGTAGGTTGCCATTAGCGAATCTTTCTAATTTTTTATACTCGTCTGGTATATACCTATTAGCTGGTTTTGGATGTGGCCATATGTTTATAAAATCTCTATTGGTTGCACAAAATGTTATTTTTTTATTTAACATCTTCTTCCAAACAAAAATTAAATGACATTGATCTTCTTACATCACCCTTTTTGGCACTTTTAAATGGCATAACACAGTGTTGATGTGAAGCCTCAAAGATATAGTAATCACCAATTTTAGGCTCTATCCACTCGACACCAATACCATAGATATTTGTAAAGCCTAATTGACCATCTCTAAATTTATGATTACTTGTAGCATCGTTAATTATTTCTGGGATTTTTAAAAACAAAACACAAGACCAACCTTTTAAATCGTAATGTGTATGAGGTGGGTTATATTCATGAGACACCATATCATTTATCCAACAGTTTGTAAGTTTGACATTTGGGCTAGGGTCTGAAGACAATTGAAAATTATTTAGTGAAATTAAATAATCTTTTATATAGTTTTGAAGTGTAGGCCATATCTTTGTTTCACCCAAAAACTCAAGAATTTGTTTTTCAGATTCTATTCTACCTGCTAATTTTTTTCCAGCCCACTCTAGATTTTGTTTTCTCTTTTCATATCTAACATTTAAATCATCTACTTCATCAAGGGGGACTTGATATTTTTTTAGTATTTTACCAAATACATACGTTTTTTGATTCATTCTTCTTCTTT